CCAAACTGGCATAGGGTATAAAAAGAGATTACTAAAATGCGCCGAGTTTTGGTGGACGCACAAGGGTACAATACCAGCCGCAACAGTGGCAATTCTTTTACAAGTTGAACGAACTGATTTAATACGTTTAATCGATGGACAAATCAAAGAAAGAGGCGCTAACATACGCTGAAGACCTCGGCGACCTTACCGAGTTTATCGGGCATACTTATAAGAACGTCGCCTCTTATATCCTTTCGTGTGGGTTCGATTACCTCGAATGTAATTTTAAGTATCGAAAGGTGTTTAACGATTATGTCAATAACCGCTGCATACTTATCGACCTTTACGACGATGGAAAAGATAGGGTAGAGTTTATGATTGTATGCAATAACATTTACAAGCGATGAAACGCCCGCCACGCGAAAGCGATATTTACACCGCCATTGCTAAGTATATGCGCTATAAACACCCCGAAATACTATTTAGGTTTGATTTCAGCGCGGGTACGAAAATGAGCGTAGGACAAGCAAGGGTACACAAATCGATGAACCCGCATCGAGGTTACCCCGACTTATTTATAGCCGCCCCGCGTGGTAAATTTTGCGGTTTGTTTATCGAAATCAAAAAGGGCGATTTTAAGCCGTTTAAACGCGATGGAACGTTAAAACAAGATGAACACCTAACCGAACAATTCGAAGTCCTTACGCGGCTTAAAAATGCTGGTTTTGAAGCATTGTTTTGCTCGGGGTTGGATGAATGCTTAAACACAATTGAAAACTATTTGAAACAATAATTTTTGTAAATTTGAAACGTTCGGACGTGAGAACCCCGAGCTAATTCATAACGACTTATAGCCCACAGAGGCTGCGAGGGTAAAGTAATTTACCCGGTTCTCACCGCAGCTTTTAGTGGGCGTTTTTTTATGAAAAAATCGTTTGTACTTTATACGGATAACTGGGTAACATTAAAGCACCTTTCTAATGAGCAACTCGGTGAATTAATGCGAATGCTTTTTGAATATCAAATCGATGGTAATACGCCCGAACCCTCAAACCCTCTTTTTATTGCTTTCGGGTTTATTCGCTCCGCTATGGATAGAGATTTAGAAAAATGGAACGAACGCGCTGAACGTGCGAGGGTTAATGGTTTAAAAGGTGGGCGACCAAAAGAAAACCAAGATGGTTTAGAAGAAACCCAAAAAACCCAGTCGGTTAAATCGAAACCCAAAAAACCTGTTAATGTAAGTGTAAGTGTAAATGATAGTGTAAGTGATAATGTAAATGCTAATGCTAATTTTAAAAAGTGGGGCAAAGACGATTTGATTAAATCAATGACACAATACGCTGAACGCTACCCTAAAAATATGCTGAACGAGTTTTTTAACTATTGGGCAGAACCTTTAGCAAATGGTAAACTAAGACTAACGGCTCAAGATGCGTGGGATACTGGGCGAAGGTTAGTAACATGGAGCAAACGCGATAAAGAAAACAAACCACAAAACGCCGTAGTAACACGCGCCTCGATGGGGGTTAAGATGCAATGACAAAAATATTTTTAAAATAATTTAGAAAAAGTTTGCAGAATCAAAATATAGTTGTATGTTTGCTGAACCAAAACACACACTTAAACATTCACACCATGAGAACAGAATTTTCAGAAATGGGCTTCAGAATTAACCCAACAATCCAAGCAGAAATCGCAAAGCGCTTAGATATTTTAGACAAAATGCATGAGCAGTCTTTTTGGACTAAGGAAATGGAAGCGATAGAAGTCACATTACAAAACGAATTAAACGATTTACTTGCAGCCGCCGACGCTTACGACGCTTACTTTAACTAACCCCCAACGGGCGGCTAACAACCGCCCAAACCTTTAAACACTTACACCATGAAAACTTTACAAAAATTTACAATTTGGACACCGACCGAATTTGGTATTGGATGCTTTACAATTAAAGCAAAGGATTTTGAAGATGCTTTTAAAAGGCTTTCAAAAAAAGACAAATTAAAAGGCGGTTGGATTGATAACGAGGACGGCGATACAAAATCGTTCAGAGAAATTTTAGGAATTGAATTGTTTTCTTAAACAACTAAATGAAACCCCTACCAAAAATCGAACAGGCTTTAATTTTCATAATGCTGCACGAACCCGATGCAGCGCGTGAAATAGTGCCGCAGCTATCTGAGCATCACTTTACCGACGAACTCGCGTTAAAATGCTTTAAAATCATTAAATCGATACAATCGGATAATAAGCAGCCGACACTCGTTACACTTGGCAGCTATGCACTAAGCACAAAAGCAATCGAACCGCGCGACCTTGCGAATGTTTCGGGGTGGGGTAACGACCTATCGTACACAGAACCAGTTAACCAGTACATCGCGATTCTAAAGGACGAACACATTAAGCGTTCAATAACGACGATACTAACCGAGGAAACGTTAGGAATCAATAACAACAAAGGCGGCGTAAATACAGCCGTTGAAATCGTTAAGCGCCTCAACTCATTAATCGAGGACGGTAGCCCTATCGATAACATCATAACAACAATTCAGCTCGCAGACGAAGAACGGCAAGCATATTACCGCCGCGCTGCGATGTATCAAAACGGGCAAACGAGCGGATTAAGTACGGGCATCGCATCCGTTAACCGTTTTACGGGCGGCTTTCACCCTGAGCTTATAATCTTAGCGGGTCGTCCTTCGATGGGTAAAACAGCTTTAGCCCTTTACCACGCTTGCAACTTTAACGAGCCGGGTATTTACTTTAACCTCGAAATGAATAACAGCCAACTATGTCAGCGCTTAATTTTGCAGCATAGTAACGAACAAGTAAACGCCGCACGCCTTCGCGATGGTAACCTAAACCAACCCGAGTTACATACCTTCGAGCAGTCAATAGGGCAAATAGAAAAGCTACCGATTTTAATATACGATAAGCCGCGATGCGGTGTACATGAGGCAATACGGATAATGCGACGCGAAGCTCGTAAAGGGCGTTGCAAGTGGGCGATAATAGACTATCTGCAATTAATGACGATAGAGGGGTTTAAAGGCGGCAATCGTGAAATGGAAGTAGCTGAGATAAGCCGCACGTTAAAAGCCGCGCAAAAGGAACTAAACATACCAATTATAGCCCTCGCCCAGTTAAGTAGGCAAGTAGAGCAGCGAAGCGATAAACGCCCGATACTTTCAGACCTACGCGAAAGCGGCTCAATAGAACAGGATGCAGATACGGTAATATTTATTTACCGCCCGAAGTATTACGGCATTGATGAGGTCGACGGCGAACAGACCGATAAGCACGTTTTCTACTTATTCGAAAAGCATAGGCAAGGCGCGACGGGTGAGGTACGATTTCAGCATAACAACACGATTACAGCCTTTAGCGATTTGGGCGGTAATACTGGCAGCTCGTTTTTACCGATGCCCGAAACCGAGAAATTAATAAGCGCAATCGCGCCGAATAATGAATTTGACAAAGAGCCATTTTGATAAATTGCACATAACGTTTTGCGGCTTGGTGAGGTGCGGGATTTTTAGCACCACAGCCCATTAGAAGTACTTAACTTAAAATTTAGAACAATATGTCAATAGAAAACGAAACCCCCGCATCTTGCCAAACTGCTGTTAGGCGTAGGTTTATTCCTATTCCTTACTTTCAATGGTTTAATTCAGTTCACAATAAAACAAAAGTATTTAGCTATATGAGCAAAGAAAGTTTTAAATATTATTACAGATGGTGCGAGTATGTCAGCAAAACTTACGCCTAACGGGAAAAGGCTTTGTGTCAGGTGGGGCATCAAGGCTAAAATGTTCAACCCCCACCACTAAACTTAAATATAATTAAAAATGATGGATAAACTACAAAAACCCCACTTGCACAAAACCTATGTTAGCGGTTGTTCTTCTCCGAAAATTATACTTCACTTATGTGCTGATTTAGGTAGTGATAGTTTATTTTATCAATTATCTGATGAATATGAAGTAATAATGGTAGGGGAAGAAATAGGAGTTGAAAACTATAACCCACCTACAAATGTTTATGGGATAATTGCAAACCCTGTTTGTACTGAATTTTCAACCGCAAATGGATTTCATAAAACACGAGATTATGAAAAAGGTATGGAGATGGTTAATCATTGTTTAAGAATTATTGAAGAATCAAAGCCGAAATGGTGGGTGATTGAAAACCCAGCAAATGGTAGATTAAAAGATTTTTTAGGCAAACCAAAGTATGTTTACCAACCTTGGGAATACGGAAGCCCTTGGACAAAGAAAACAGCATTGTGGGGTGATTTTAATGTGCCACCAAAGAAATACACTAAATGGGATGATGTTCCTAAAAATGATAAACTTTACATAAGACCAGGAAGACCAAAACCCGCACTCGCATTTCTTCATAAATCCGCTGTTGATTTGATACCTGAAATGCAATGGGCAAAAGATAAAATAAAATGTGATGCTGATATTCGTTCAATGTGTTCTGCTGGGTTTGCAGAGGCGTTCTTCCAGAATAACCGCTAACTATCCGATAGCCGCTATAAACTTTCGCATTACATGAAAAAAGAATATTTCGAAACAACAAGCACAATAATGGAAGGCGATATAAAAAGATTTATAGGTAGGGTGCATTATGAAGCAATGTGTAATTTAGATGGGAGTATTGACAGTTATTGCAAAAGATTAGAAATAATGATAAAAAACCATATTGAACTCGAACAATACGAAATAGCAGAAGGGTTAAAAATGACTATTGAATTATTAAAGCAATGACCACCGAGGAACGCATAGTCGATTACATGACTAACCACGAACCCGAGCAAGCTGAGTTTAAAGAGGGCGCGGTATATTACACCGACACGCTTAAAACACATCACAGCTATGCAGCGCAATTAATGAACGCACCGCGCACCTCGATAGCCTACCGAATGTATTTAAATCGTTGTTTAGATTGGTTGAAGCTACTTAAAAAACACGGCGTAAATTTGCAAAACGTAATCAAATAATACTTATATTTGTAGCATGAAGTCCGAAGCAAAGGCAAAAGATAATCGAGGCGGTCGCCGCGAAGGTGCTGGTAGGTTGCCAAAATATGGCGAACCAACCGCTACTTTATGCTTTCGCGTACCGCAAACGAGCCGCGAAAAGATTACGGCGATGGTGCGCGATTACCTCGAAACGCTAAAACTTGAATATAAAGCAACTAAGCGCGAGCCGGAGTATGGATGCTAAACTCTTAACCATACCATGCGCGATTGAATCGGTAGCCACGCGCCGCGATAAAACGATTAAGGTAACAATCGGAACGCAGGAACTAACGCCCGAACAAACGAGCGCCCTATTTAGTCAATGGATGGGCGGCGTAGGTGTTATGGCGTTTAAGGGCGAACAGTTCAATTATAACGACGAACAGTTACTTAATAACCTTAAACTCGATGCCGCCGAACTTGGAAGCAAAACACCGAGCCAGCGCCTACGCTCAACGCTTTACGTGTTATTCGAACACGCGCCCGAAGGGCATAAGGATTTTAACGGCTTTTACGCGGCAATGATGGAGCGTTTTATCGAAATGGTAAAAAAACGAATCGATACTTATAATTTATAAATTTGTAACACTATGCCACTATTTCAAGGCGATTCGCCACAGATTATACAAATGAACATTCGTAAGTTAATTGAAGAGGGTTACCCGAACGAACAAGCCGCAGCCATAGCATACGCCGAGGCTGAAAAGTGGCGCAAAGCACGTAAGCGATGAACGTAAAGACCGTTAAAATATCCGAGGTTAAGCAGAACCCTAACAACCCGCGAACGATACGCGACGATAAATTCACAAAGCTCGTTGCATCGATTAAGGCGTTCCCCGAAATGCTTAACATTCGACCTATCGTAGTTAATAACGATATGGTAGTTTTAGGCGGTAATATGCGCCTGAAAGCGTGCCGCGAGGCTGGGCTTAAACAAGTACCAATAATCATTGCAGACGAACTAACCGAAGCACAGCAGCGCGAGTTTATAATTAAAGATAACGTAAGCGGCGGCGATTGGGATTGGAGCGCGTTAACGAGCGAATGGGATACGGAGCAGCTCGAAGAGTGGGGGTTGGATATACCCGAATTTGAAACCGAGCAGCACCTCGAAGCAGTTGAGGACGATTACGAAGTACCCGACGAAATACAGACCGACATCGTACTTGGCGACCTTTTCGAAATTGGTGAGCATCGTTTGCTTTGTGGGGATTCAACGGATAGCGATGCAGTCGCAAGGCTTATGGATGGGCAGAAGGCGGATGTTGCACACAATGACCCACCATACGGAATGAAGAAAGAAAGCGAAGGAGTGCTTAATGATAATCTTAATTATTCCGATTTGCTTAATTTCAATCATCAATGGATTGCTTTGCAGTTTATGCACTTAAAAGAAAATGGCAGTTGGTACTGCTGGGGAATAGATGAGCCATTGATGGATATTTATAGCAATATCCTGAAGCCATATATTAAACAAGAAAAAGCCACGTTTAGAAATCTTTTAACATGGGACAAAGGACATGGTCAAAGCCAAAACTCAGATAACACAAGGTCTTACGCAACGGCAGACGAAAAATGCCTTTTTATAATGCTTGGAGTTCAAGGCTTCAACACAAATGCAGATAATTACTTTGAAGGCTTTGAATCAATAAGGCAGTATCTTGTTACTCAAAAGAATAAATTGGGATGGAATGTTGACAAAATTATTGAGATAACTGGCAAATCAAGCGCATCGCACTACTTCAGTAAATCACAGTGGCATTTTCCTACAAGAGAGCATTACAATTCAATAAGGGAAGCAGCGAAAGGCGATGCGTTTCATAAGGAATACGATGCGTTTCATAAGGAATACGATGCGCTGAAAAAGGAATACGATGCGCTGAAAAAGGAATACTACTCTACTCGTGCCTATTTCAATAATACGCATGACAATATGAACAATGTTTGGCATTTCTCAAGGCACAACAAAGATGGAAGCGAAGGAGGACACGCAACACCTAAACCGATTCCATTATGCGAAAGAGCAATTAAAAGCAGTTGCCCTGATGGTGGTTTGGTTTTAGATTTTTTTCTTGGCAGTGGTTCAACAATGGTCGCATCGCATCAACTTAAACGCAAATGCTACGGCATGGAACTTGACCCAAAGTACTGCCAAGTGATAGTCGACCGCATGATTAAACTCGACCCAACGCTTACGATAAAACGCAACGGGCAAGAGTATACAAAAACAGACAAAAAACAGACGTATGGCGTTCCCGCATGATGGTAGAAAAATGAAGAAGGGCGAAACACTAAACCCGAACGGGCGACCACGTAAACTGCCCGAGCTTCACGTATTGCTTGCCGATGTATTAGGCGAGGAAAAGGACGGCATAAGCGCCGCCGAGGCAATACTTAAATCGATACGAGCAAAGGCGGCGAAGGGTGATGTACGCGCCGCTGAATTGCTATTAGACCGCGCATACGGTAAGCCAAAGCAAAGCATCGATAATAACATCACTACAACCGAACCGCTCGTTATTGTGCGAACTGAATCGAGTAAACCGAATGAATGAAGTTTACATTAACCGAAACACAAACGACCGCGTACGATTACGCCGTAGACGGTACTAAGCGCGTTATTGTTTTTGGGGGCGCGATACGTGGCGGTAAAACATATTGGCTATTATTAACCCTTACATCGCTTTGTTTAACTTACCCGCGTTCGAGGTGGGCGGTTATTCGTAAAAGCCTACCCGACCTAAAGCGCACTACGTTCCCGAGCTTTGCCTCAATAATGATGGACGGCGTAAGTAACTATGTTAAGAACTGGAATAGGGAAACGAATGTTATAACGTTTACGAACGGTTCGGAGTTAATCTTTATGGCTGAATCATTCGACGATGATAAAGACCTCAACCGGTTTAGAGGTTTAGAGATTAACGGCGCGGGCTTGGATGAAGTAAACGAATTGCAGGAAGTAACGTTTTATAAAGTTCAGGAACGTATCGGAAGTTGGAATAAAGCGCAAGGTAAGCCACCCATTATTTGCCTTGCAACGTGCAATCCCGCGCAAAATTGGGTTAAGTCAATTATCTACAACCGTTACCGGGAAAACACCCTACCCGAACGCTGGGCGTACATACCGAGCCGAATAACAGATAACCCGCACATTGCACCCGAATACCTCGAAGCCTTAAAGGAATTACCGCCTATTCAATACGCTCGATTTGTTGAGGGCGACTGGGACGTATTAGACGACGTTGCCAATCCTTTCTTGTACGCATGGGATGACGATAAGCACATCGACGATAGCGCTAACCATAACCCGCACTTACCGACCTTTATTAGCGTCGATTTCAATATTAACCCGCTTTGCGCTTTGGTTATTCAAAACGTTGGCAGCGCGGCTCGGGTAGTGGACGAAATAAAGATAGAGCGCGGTTCGATTGATGCTTTTTGCGATGCGGTCGATGCTTTAAACATACCGACTGGGCTTATACGAATAACGGGCGACGCGATGGGTAAGGGTGGCACGATTCAGGAGCGCGATAACTCAAGCGCCTACATTCAAATTAAACGCCGCCTCAAGTTAGCCGATAACCAAATAATAATACCAGCTAACCCGCGACACGTTAACAGCCGTATTGATTGCAACACCGCATTAAAGAAACTCGATATTAAAGTAAACTCAAAGAAATGTAAGGGGTTTGTATTCGATGCGAAGCAAGTACAATGCAACGCCGAGGGGCAGATAATAAAGAGCAATCGTAAAAACCTAACCGAACGCGCCGATTATTTAGATTGTTTTCGTTACTTTGTAAACGCAATTTTAAAACGATACCTATGAGCGTTTGTACACCTTGTTTCGATTCAGGCATTCAAATAGCCTATTGTAACGGCGGTATTCAGTTCGGTTACGTAGAACCCGAAACCGAGTATGTAGTGGTATTAAAGCACAATGCTACTAACCGCGTTCAAACGTTTAGTGTTACCTCTGATGTCGATGGGCTGTTAACTATAAACAATGCAAAGATAGATAACGGGCAGGGCTACACTATTAAGCTCGGTTCATGTGGTGAGTTTACTATTTGCGAAACGACTTACGATTGTATTAGCTTTAGCGTGGCGAATATTGAAACCGATGCTGAAGAGTTGCCAGTAATTAACTTAATGGAATGTATCGAATGCGCAGGATAGGTACAATTATTCGCGGTTGGTGGTTTTGGATAACGTCCAACAAAGAGGCAAACGAACTAAGCGAAACGCGAACGCCTATTTGTAACGTTTGCCAGCATCGAAACAAAGCATTAAACCTTTGTACGGCGTGCGGTTGTTTCCTACCCGCTAAAACGCGGGTTAAAGATGCTGAATGCCCGCACGATTACTGGAGTTAGATATGACTGGGTTCATCCTCTGCAAAGCGTTCCTGACCGAATCGCTCGACACCGAGGATGACACCCTGCGCGAATTAAGTGAGCGCGATATTGGGTTTGTTGAGGTACTGATAAACGTAAACGATATAAGCCACGTATTTAGCGGCGAAAATGATGATTGCATAATACAGCTGCGTAGTGGCAGTTTAATAAAAGTAAATAATGACATTGACCACATCATTCAACAAATTAGGCGGGCGACTGCGCTCAATATTTTCGCGCAATAAACAAAACGCCGAACTACCGAAATACAATTTAGTTCAGCTATTCACTAAGGACGGGTACACCTATTACCGATTCCCAAAGGAAACCGCATTACCGCTCGAACGCTTTGCAATGAGCATGAGTTTACTTGAGCGTTTAAGTAGTGGTTTATCGGGTAGCGAAATGGAAGCGATACTAACCGAAATGGAAAAGGCTTTAGGGGCGGGGCTAACGAACCCACGCAACGCGGCGTTAGTTGCTACATACATTCACGTAATACGCGAAAGGCAAAACACGGTAATACACCGCGACCTATTGTTAAACATTGCGGCTACGTGGGTAGTACGCTCGGACGAAAACCCTGCGATAATAAACCCCGACGTACACCAAGCAAAACTAAAAGTATTTGAGGCGATGGCAGAGGAGGGGTCGCACGATTTTTTTACAGGTTTGGATATCGAGCCGCTGAAACCCTTACTACGTATGTCGCCCGACGAATTAACGACATTATGGGAGTACAACCGAGTACAGCTCCAAAAGCTGCACGAAACGTTAGCGGCGTTGAGTTCTCACCGGGACGACGGGCAAAGCAAGCGCAAGAAAGATTCAGGGAACAAGTGATGCACATCGCGGGCGGTAACGTTCTCGAGTTTAAAGAATTGATGCAGTCCGATATTGACGTTTTTTTAATTAAATTTGGGGTGTTCTATAAGCAACACCACAAAGATGGCTGAAGTTCTCATAAAGTATAAAGCCGACGCGGGCGACCTCGAAGCTACTGTTAACAAGATTAACGAAGTAAATAACGAGGCTGTTAAGTCGGCTCAAAAAGCTTCGGATAAGATTGCAACTGAATATAAAGACGCTGCCAAAAGCGCCGCCGCTGCGTTTAGTGGGGGCGAAGTAAAGAAAGCAATCGAAGGCAATACAACCGCCCTCGAACGGCTAACCAAAAGCGGCAAATCGTTAACGGGTCAATTACGCGGGTTAAAGGCTGAATTAACTTTACTTGAGCAACAAGGCAAGGATAACACAGCCGAGTTTAACCAGTTGTTAATCGCAGCCTCACGGCTCGAAGACCAAATAGGCGACACCCGCGCAAGGGTTCGAATCCTTGCATCCGATACGTTTAAGTTCGATGCAGCGGTACAAGCTACGCAAGGGCTGGCAGCGGGGTTCGAAGTTGCGCAAGGTGCGGCGGCTTTGTTCGGGGCTGAAAGCGAAGATTTACAAAAAGGCATTCTAAAAGTTCAGGGCGCTATCGCGGTCGCTAATGGCGTTCAGCAAATCGCAAACTTACTACTTGAGGAAAGCGCAATTAAGACGGCTGTATTAACCGCAAAGCAAGCAATCTATACAACGGTAGTCGGAACATCTACGGGCGCGTTAAAAGCGTTTAGAATAGCGTTAGCGGCTACGGGTGTTGGTTTGTTGGTGTTAGGTTTAGTTGCTTTAATTGAAAACTTTGATAAGGTAAAAGCCGCGCTTGAAAATTCGATACCGGGCTTTAAGACTGTAAGCAATGCGATAGGCGATGTAGTGGATACTATTAAAGAATGGGTAGGTGCTTCGGACGATGCCGAACGCGCTGGGGCTGCATTTGAAAAGGCATCTAAGCGACAAGCCGACGCGACAAAATCAATAGTTGACGGTTACAATAGACGTATCGAAGTTGAAAAGGCGGCGGGGCGAAATACTACACAACTCGAGATTGAACGCGAAAAGGCGGTTATCGCAGCAAACCAAAAGATACTAAAAGACTTTCAGGCAAAGCAATCTAAAATACTCGACCTCGATAAAGAGGAGCGCGATAAGCTACTTGAAACGCAAAAGGAAGCATCGGACGCGGTACAAGAAGCATCGAATAATATTTTAGTTATTCGGGCAACCGCCGCAAAGGAAGCAGCCGATAAGCAAAAAGAGGAATCAAAGAAAGCCGCTGAAGCCGAAAAGAAATCAGCCGAAGAGGTTACGAAAGCCCGTGAGCAATTAGCCAAATTAGAACAAGATGCCTTCGCTAATTCGGTAGACCAACGCGAAAAGATATTAAGCGAAAGTAATACAAAGATTGCCGAACTTGAGCAGGCGTTTATCGATAGTAAATTCGCGAAGGGTAGCGAAGAGGAAACAAAACTACAAAACGCGATACAAGCGATTAAACAAGATGCCACTAAACAAATAGCAGATATAGACCAAAAGGCTTTAGAAGATAAGGTAGCTAAAGAAAAGGAAGCAGCCGAAAAGATTGCCGAAGAGCAAAGAGCCGCCGCCGAATCGTCTATAAATACTCAAATAAGTTTAGTTAAACGATTAGAGATTGAGCAGGGTAGTTCACTTGAGCGCCGTATTCAATTAATCAATTTAGAAGCCGACCAGCGTAAGTTAGCCGCGACCAATAGTATTAATGATGAACGGGAGCGGGCAAATGAAATTTTACTTATTGAAGCCGAAACCCAAAAGGCGATTCAGGACGAACGTAAACAATCAGCCGATAAACAACTCGAGCAACTGGCAGAAATAGCGCAAGCCACCGCCGATTTATTCGGTAGTATAATTGAGTTGCAAGGCATACAATCGCAAAAGCGAATCGAGGAAATTAACGCCGCATCGGAAGCCGAAAAGTTAGCAATCGAACAAAGCACATTAAGCGAAGCCGATAAGCAACGTAAGCTCGAAGCATTGCAATTAAGGACGGCGCAAAAGGTCGCAGCCGAAAAGCGTAAGCAAGCGGTCGCAGAAAAGGCGGCGGCAATCTTTGAAGCAACGATTAACGCTGCGGTGGCGGTTGCTAAAGCGGCGGGTAATCCAGTTCAAACCGCAATAGCCATAGCGGCTGGCGCGGCTCAAATTGCTATTATCGCAGCCACACCGATACCTAAGTTTAAGCGAGGCGGCATGGTAGGCGGTAAAAGCCATGAGGCGGGCGGTACGTTAATCGAAGCCGAGAGCGGCGAGTTTGTTGTTAATCGTAATTCGGTTAGCCGCCACCGTTCCGAACTCGATGCGCTTAACACCTCGAGCGCGGCGTTTAAGCGTTTAATCGATGAACGTTATGTTCGCCCTGCATTGAATTACTACATGGGTAAAAAGGAGCGCGCTATAAACGTTAACGCGTCTTTAAATAGTAAAGGGATGGAACGCGAAATAAAAGGCATGAGGCGCGACCTAAAGCGCAATAACACGGTAATAAATATTAACGGCAACGATTCGCGGTATTCATGGCATCTGAATTAAAATTTTTAATCGACGGCATCGACCGAGGGCAACCGCTAAACCCTGAGGACTTTGGTATTAATATTAACGAGGACGATACGATAGGGGCGCGGGTTGTTTCATTCGATAATGAATTAATCTTTGGGGGCGATGTATTCGGCTACCTTTACAATAAGTTAGCAACCTCGGGCTATTGTGAGTTGGTACGCGTATCGGTTCAATACATTTGTTCGAGTGGCGTTTGGGAGCGTTTAGTCGATGGGTATATAATCGTTACTGAATGTAACTTTGTGCTCGATAGATGTCAAGTAAAAACCAAGCTTTACGACGAAACCTTTAGCACAAAGATTAATAATAATAAGTCTATCCCGTTTTCGCTTCGCCTCACTACATCAAAGAACGGCACACCGATAACGCCACCGACCGCCGTACCTCTTTACGTGTTTAATCCGGGCGTAATCATTTACCCTAACCCCGCTTACGCTTACACGGTTTATGATACGTTCGCGCATTTGGTAAATTGTATGAGCGACGGGTTAGTAGATTTCGATTCGAATTTCTTTGCTGCCAGTTACCCGCAAACCGATGTGGCGTTTTACACTAACGGGCAATCGATACGACTAAAAAGCAATGTCGAAATACTTGCGACCTTTGAGCAGTTGTATTTAGCGATGCGCTCAAAACTTAACCTCGGTATGGGTTTTGAAAAGCAAGCCAACGGTCGCCCGTTGTTACGCATCGAACAGGCTTCATACTTTCAGCAAATCGGCGCATCGGCTAATCTATTCGACCAGTCCGATATTGAAATGCAATTCGATACACGGCGTTTATATCAGGCGACTGATTTCGGTAACGAATTATATTTAGAGGTCGGGCAATGTGATAACGGCGATACGCTGTGCGAGTTTACACAAACGCCGTTTAGGGGCTTTAGGGCTGAAACATTCGGGTTCGTTGGTGAGTGCAATACAAGCAATATATTAAACCTTAAAACGAGCGAAATAATATTCGATACTAACCTCATTCAGGATATTGTTGTATTCAATAATACGGGCTACGAAACAAACGGCGTAATCATTCAGTCGAACTGGACGGGAAGCATAGCAGCTAACACGGCGACGGCTAACGGATACGACCCTTACGGGGTAGGCAATACTATTTATAACAGCCCGTATCGTAACGAGGTTGTTTCGGCTAATTGGTTAAGCGGTTACCCGAACTCGTTAGAATCATTCTTTGAGGGCTTTAGTTCAATCACAGCATCGGGAACGTTAAGGTTTGATAGCTCAACGGCAAATCAAATCGTTAACCAATTTAGCGTTGTTAATGCCCCAACACAAAACACCTTATCGGGATTGCTATCGCATTATTTTATTTGGCTCGACCCTGTAGTTAATCCCAGTAATTTTACACAGCCCGTACCGGGTACGTATGAGTATTACATCGTATCGAATCCCGGTATTTATACCGTTAACGCGGGGCTTGTTTTAGATGAATACTTAGACCCCGTAACGTTTGTGCCGATAGCCTTTTCGGCTGGCAGACAAGTAAAATTAATGATTAAGAGATTTGACGCGGCTTTAAATTTATTAGAGACGCGGTTTATAACTGGTAGCGATTTTGCCGTACCGGGTCAACCTGCATGGTATTCAATAACCAACGAAGTATTTATTTGCGAGGCTGGTAATTTAATTGCAATCGATATAGGTATATCGGCAACCGCAACAGCACCATTTCCCGACGTTATACAACGTTTCTTACGATTTGGTAGTGGGTTTCAAAACACTACCCTGCCCTCTGCATTTTCCTTTTTCTCGGTTATCGGTCAACCCTTCACACCGCAAACGCTCGAACCCGTAGACATTAACGAGGTGCAAGCCTATGTATATAAGTTCAAACGCCCGTTAAGCATGGCAGAGATTAACGCAATAACGAGCGAAACCTCAAAGCCTATTTTACTCGGGCGTAAAGACGATTCGTTAGCCGTTGCGCCGACGTATATTAAAAACCTACAAATTGAATCCGTAATGCGCAAGGGCGCACAATTCGAACTACGTTCTAACAAACTTTTACCATGAGTTACACCTCGATACCAAACCAACCTATTTTATTTAATACCGTATTGCCTGAAGCGTGCGAAGGTTGTAACAATCAATTTGCGCAGTTAGCAGACTTTAACGACCAACTATTTTGGCAGCTCGAAACGGGAGTATGCGGCGAACTAAAATTTGTTAGCGATGTCATTTCGGGCGATTGGACGCAGTCGGGTAGCGAAATAACCGCAACGGGTAATACGGGCGGTTACATACAAGGGTATGAGCGTTACGACGTGGTGTTAAACTATAAGGTAACGGTAACGATTGAAACCTATAACAGCGGTACGTTAGTAGTTGGTATTTTCCCGAGCGGCTCGTTTCTTTATTTAAACGCACCGGGTACACATACGATTTACCTCAACACGCCCGATACAACCTCGGCGGGCTTGCTGTTTTATTTTAATGGTTTAGCGGGCGATGAGTTCGACGGCGTGTTTATAGTTAATAGCGTCGAGCCTGTACCTACGGGCGCTTTATTTGCGGGCTTAGTAGATGCCGAAACGCTTTCAATAATTGAAAGGCTCGACCCTGTGCTAACTGTTAAAGACCAATATTTAACGGCGGGTATCGACCTTTCGGGTTATACAATCGATTCGGGTTGCTATCGTTTAGCGATTGCCGATTATTGTACGAATACTTGCGGGCAATATTTTATTTATAATCCTTTCTTTAACGGCGACCCTTTATGTATTGATTGCCCGCCTATCGGCTGGACATCGACACCCGTAACGGGCGCGGACGATTGGGTAGTTGGTGGGGGTGAGGCAACAATCGAGCTTACTGCGTTAGGTAACCAAACCGAGCTAATTAGCATAACTGAATTATGCGAGGATAAAGATTATTACGTTGAAATAGTTGTAAGTTCCATAACAAATGCACGTTTACGCTTACAGGTAGACGGCATTACATACGCCACAATAAGCGCCGTAGGTACGTACACATACACCATTACAAACACCTCAACGGGGTTCGTTAGTTTATTAGGTTCGCAGTTTGGCGCTTCGCTTAACGGAGTGATAGCCGTTGAAAAAATAACCGTTCGAGCCGATAAAAACTGGGCGGCTTATGATAAGTACAGCGAGGTTATTCAAATAGGCGATTACTCGGACGATTGCAGGTTCTTTAAGATTGAAGGTTGCAACGGCGAGAATCAATTTGGGTTAGCGTTTTATGGTACGTCATTTTTACCGGGCATTCGATTAGAAGGGCGACGATTCCAACCGCAATACGACACCGATACCGATTTATTTAGATATGCTTCGGGGCGTTGGCAAGCGTCATTTGTAGACCGCAAAAAGAAACTAAGCTATTATTTCGGGCGGTTGCCTGAATACGTTTTAGATTTCCTTTCGATTGTTTTCTATTTCGATAATTGTTACATAAATGGCGATACTGTTTTCCCAGCCGATAACGAATTTCCTACTATCGAATACGATAACGCCGACGATTTAGGAGCGTTAACAATCGACCTTTATAACAAGCGCGATAAGGTGCGTAAGACGGTTTGTGTTGGCGTGGATGCCGATTGCCTACCCTCGATATTAGATAACAACGCAGAGCCGTTTATTTTAACGCAGGATAGCGAACGAATAACTACTCAAGATTTGATTAACTTATATCAAGAATAATTTTGTAAATTTGGGGAACATTTGAGCAATCCTTTTTTAGGTGTCAACCTTTCGACCTATCGAACCGAAGGTAAAACAATAAACACCTTTTAAATTATGGGATGCGTTTCCTATTGCGATTCGTCGTTACTCGAACATAATTTGGTGGACTGCAATGAGTATAAACTCGGCGGTGTTTCTGCGATTATCGTAGGCGCTTGTAATGTAACCGTAGCCGACCCGTCGGACGCGGTAGAAATTGCTGCGCTATTAGCGAGCGGCGAAGCCCGTATTATCGAAGACATACGATTTGCATTACCAGCAGGTTCGCCCGTAACGGTAGATAGCCCGATTGGATGTGGTACACCTATCCGCATTAATGAAGACCGCACCGCCACGTTATACGATGCAAATGTAACCGACGAAAATAACCTATTTTGGAACGACGTTAATAACCGTCGCGTTGGTTGGATTATGGCGTATATGTGCGATAGCGGTAAGATTATTTTTATCGACCCGCCCGTAGGGATTACAACGAGCGCTAACTTTATTTTGCCCGAGCAGAATAACGAATTACAGCGTTACGAAGTAACCTTTTCATGGCGCGATAAAGATATCCCAACTCAGTACAATGCACCAGCGGGAATCTTTAGCTAATTTGACTAACGAACAAAAGCACGCCTCGAATAATATCGGGGTTGTGCTTTTTGCGTTTGGTAAACCGCATTACTATGGGGCGGCTTATAATTTAGCGTTTAGTATTAAGCGATTCAATAGCGGGCTTAAAATTGCCCTTTACGTCGACGATAGAAGTAAATGCTATGGCTACGCTAACGGGCTTGCGGATTACGTCGATTCAATTAATGAGATTAAACCTGAACACCTAACAACGGGCGGTAAGTTAGACCCCGGTAAACTAAAGGTTAATCTATACGAATACCTACCATTTGAACATAACATTTACCTCGACGTTGATGCCGTGGCGCTTAAAGATATTGAGCCTATGCTTAACGAATTGATTAACGCGGGTAAAGATTACATAAGCCACACGGTCGGCTACCATACCATTCAGCAAGGGCGCGTAATACCTTCGATGCAATGGGCATGGGCAGATGATATTTGGCAGCATTTTGGCTTAAGCGATACGGCGGTTTTACCAGCCATCAATAGCTCAATTCAATACATTCGTAAAGGAATTGAAGCCGAAAAGATTTACATAATAGCTAAAGACTATTACGAAAACAAACAGCTACCAGTTCAAAAGCTGCGCATGAAGTGGGGCGGCGGGCAACCTGACGAACTATATATGAACGTTGCGTTAGCTAAATTAGGTTTAGACCCTGCGATTATTTCAGTAGGGCAAACCGACGGAAGCGAAAACGGATATATTCATTTCGCGATGCAGCGCCGCTTAACCTTTGAACAAATAACCGAGCGATTCTATTTGCAATCATATTACGGCGGGCAAGGTTTTACCCCGTTGTTTTATGTCGAATGGCTTGATAGACTTTTGAAAAAATGGTTTGCCGAAGCGGGTAAACAACACATACATTTTATAAACCGAATAACCTCGAACAAATATGCAGGGAACAAAAAGTAAAAAAGCAACCGAGCCAAAAGCTAAAAAACAAAAGACGGTTAAAACTGATTACGTTTACGCACTTGAGCCGCTACCCGAAAAGGAATTAGTAACGACCGAAACGTTTAGCGAAACCACGCGCCACGGTTGGAATAGTGAGCCTGATGTATGCGAGTTTATTGGTTCATTAATTAAAATGCACGGCGCTAAAGCTGTTTTAGAGATTGGTGTATTCGAGGGCGAAACCTCGGTTAAAATGATTGAGGCTTTGCCGCAAGGCGGTTACTATGCTGGCATCGATATTAACGACCATCGCAAACATAATTTAGAACGTTCGGGCGTTGCTGTTGATTTCATTTTAGGCGAATCGATAAAGGTTATTAAAGGTATGCCGCGTGAGCATTTCGATTTTATCTTTGTTGACGGCGACCATAGCTGGGCGAATATATTACCCGAGTTCAAAGAGATTGAGCGCGTAATCGCAAAGGGGGGTATTATTGCCTATCATGATACGCTACACATACCCGACGTTGCCGAATTAATGCGCTACGTTAATCATTACAAGTATAACGTTGTTACGCTCAACACATCCGAGGGGCGTGGCTTATCAATACTACAAAGATTATGAAACTAACTTTTTGCCGTTCTAAATCGTGCGGTTCGCACGTAATTGTTAACCCTACAACTAAAGCAGTCGCATAATGGCACTATCTACCGAGGAAATAAACAAGGTCGTTAATCGCTTTGCTGTTAAGTTTAAAGGCTGGGCGGAGGCTCAAAGGTCTTCGCCGCTTAACCCTATCACTAAACAGCGCACGGGTGTAAGCCAGTACCCTGAATACTGGGACGGGTATAACTACGCGGCGAAGATGTACGATTCTATTTTACCGCATACGCGACCCGATGTTTACCCCGAGCATTTGTTAAGCGTACGCGCCCCGAACCAAACCGACGTACAGGCGCAATACATCAAAGCAAATTATAAGCCTACGACGTTAAGCGTTTTCGAAGATTTTAAATCTACGGTAAGCCGTGCGTTCGCAGACCAAAATTGGAGTATTAAATATTTTCCTGAAGCGGACGAAAGGTTTGGCGATGATACTTTTCAAAGGTTCGTTAACGAGGAAATAGAAAAGTTCGGAAGCGTTGAGGCGTTCGTTAAAACGATGCTGCCAACGTTAAAACTGGTAGACCCGAACGGCATTATTGCAATCGAACCCGAGGACGTAGAAACGGTTTTAAGCGACGAGGACGATAGCGAAGTAATTAGCAACGACCTTTTAAAACCGATGCCGCATTACTATTCATGTAAGTCGATTGTAGGGCAAAAGTTCGGTGAATACTATCTTGTTATTACCGACGATTATAGCAGCGTAAAGAACGGCTCTAAAATGGAGAAAAGCGGTATCGTGTTAGAGCTTTACGATACTATGAATATTTGGAAGATTTACCAAACTGGTAAAAAGTCCGAAATGGAATTTAGCGAACCTGTGCTTTACTTTGCGCACAACCTCGGTTATGTCCCCTGCCATAAGTTACAAGGTATGCCGCAATTGATTAACGGCGAAATATGTTTTCAGTCGCCATTCATTACCGCCGTTCCTTTTCTCGACCAAGTTGTTTTAGACGAAAGCTACTTACAAATAAGTAAAGCAACCAGCGCATTTCCTTTTATGGTGGCGTTGGGTGAGGTTTGCGACTTTCACGACCGCGAGGGTAATAAGTGCGTAGACGGTCAAATATTCGACCCTATAAACGGCGGCTATCGGACGTGTCCATCGTGTAGCGGCGGCGGTTTGAAGTCGCGTTTTAGCCCGACTGGTATGCTATTGATTAAGCCTAAGACCTCGGTAAGCGAGGGCGATAGCGGTATAAGTGGCGAATACTTAAAATTCGTTTCGCCGCCTATGGATACCCTTAACTTTTTGCGCGTCGAAATAGATGCACAAATGAAAAAAGCGCGTTCAATTTTGCACCTACCAAGCAGCGATAGTTCGGTAGGCGTTGGCGAAGGTGTAACGGCTACGGGTAGCCTCAATAAGATGCGTAGCTTATATGCGTTTTTAAAGCCTATTTCAGACCAGCTATTCAGCTTGTATGAGTTTATCTTGGTAACGACTGGGAAAATGCGTTACGGCGACTTATTCGGGGGTGTTACGTTGGTTTATCCCACGACCTTCGATATAAGTACACCGAGCGACTATTTAGCTGTAATCGGTGAGGGTATCACAGCGGGCGTACCACCTTCGGTAACGTTTAGCAACGTGTACAATTACATTAAAGCAATACACTACACCGACGAGGAAACGAGCGCGATATACGATTTAATTATTCATTCGGACGAACTGTTACTAATGAGCAGCGCGGATATAGCCGCAAGGGTGGCAAATGGTACGGTTGAAAAGTGGCAAGACGTTTTGCACTTTAGCGCCCCACAGTTAGTAATGGAGTTAATCCGTAACTACATACCAACCGAAGACGCGCCAAAGTTTACCGATTTGCCATTACAGGAGCAGGTCGTAGCCTTGCGTAACATTGCAGCCGAAAAGGTGCGCGTACAATTAGACCCTATACAACAAGCGCAACGGGACTTATTAAATGGCATCGCTTGACGAACTGATTAAAAAGAAAATTCGGTTATTTGAACAGATACCGAAGGACATGGCTACGAGCGCCGAACGCGCCCAGCTCGATGCGTGGCGTACCGTCGAGCCGTTGTTACGCGATATGGACGTAGATAGTACCGGGAATATAATTCAGAGCGATGCTAACATTAACCGAATCGGATTAATAGCCGACGAACTGAATAAGGTTTTAGCGGGCGGCGAATATAAAGAGGCGGTTTCTAAATTCCTTTCGCAAATCGAAGCGGGCGTAAACCTATCGACTGAAATAGCGCAAAAGTTCGAAGCGGGTTTTGAGCCTACCGAAGCACAGCGGCGATTAGTTCAAATAAGCAAACAGAACGCAATTAATAGTTTTTTTGGTAGTGGATTAAGGGAACGCGTAACACAACCGTTTTTAGAGCAGCTAACGGCTAACATTGCAGCACGCGCACCGCTGCGCGAAGCCGTTAAGGCGTTAAGCTCTACGATTATAGGCGATAGTAAACTCGATGGTAATTTGTTAGGTCATATTAAAACAACCGCCACAACCGCGCAAGCCGTGGCAGACCGTAGCTTTTCGGCGGCTGTTAATGAGGAAATAGGAATACAATGGTTTCAATATTTAGGGGGTGAAATACCTACGACGCGTCCGTTTTGCGAACATAGGCAAGGTGAAATATTCCACCGTAAAGAAATAGAGGCATGGGGGCGCGGTCAAAACAGCGCGGATATAAACGACATTAAGAACGGAACGTGGGCGGGGCGAATCGATGGAACGGATAGCAGAACTATTTTTACTTTCGTAGGCGGTTGGAATTGCCGCCATGATTTAGTACCCGTGCCAGCGTCAAAAGTTCCCGAAACCGTTAAGGCGCGCGCAAGGGCTGAAGGGTATATTGATTAACCCTTTTTTGTTTTGCAATTTCAATTAACTATCTTTGTGCTGCATGAAATATTTACTGCTATCAGATGGTAAAATAATACACGCGTCCGACGTTGTAGCCTCAAACCTATTAGCACGGGGCGCTCGTGAATTGAAATTAAAACAAATTGAAACCCCTATAATTTATGGCAATGAAACCCGAGGAGGCGTTAGAACTGGTGAAGTTTCTAAACCTCGACGAAGCCGAAAACCTCGAAACAGCGAAGGAGAAATTCCAACTGAATTGGATAGACCAAAAAGAACACGCCGCAACGCTGGGTAAACTTAACGGCTCAATAGCTAACGTAGTTAAACGCGCCTTCGAACCGTTTGGCGTTACGCTAACCGAAGACGATTTTAAAGAGCAAAAGAGCTTAGACGTAATTCGCAATGCAGCCGAACGCGCTAAAACGGAATACGAAAAGCAGCGCGATGAGTGGGAGAAAAAAGCAACGGGTAACGGCGCGGCTGAGTTAGTAGCCGAATGGGAAAAGAAACATAAGCAACTTGAGCGCAAATACAGCGAAGTAGAGCAGGCGCGTCAGGAAGCATTAACACAATTCGAAAGCTACAAAACGCAAGCCGCCGAAGAACAAAAAGCAATCAAAGTAAGCAGCGTATTCGAGCGCGAACTGGGTGCATTGAAGTTAGACCCGACCGTAAACGAGTACACGATTAAAGGCTTTAAATCGGCTATAAACGAAAAGTTTGTTATCGATTTAGAGGACGATGGCAGCGCAATAGTTAAAGACCGTAAGACGGGCGAACGCTTAAAATCGAAAGACAAAGCGGGCGCGTTCTTAGGTGTTAATGATGTATTGATAGCCGAAGCAACGGCGGCGGGTATTATTCAAAAGAATCCTCACGCGGGTAAGCCTATGAACCGTTCAGGTCAACCGCTAATACCTGCAATCGAAACGCAAGCCGATAAACGTGTTAAAGGTGTTAACCCTCGTTTCTTTGTGAAATGACATTATACCAAGCATACGTAATTTTGAAGCATCACGCCGAATGGCGGCAAGGCGAACATTCAGAAATGGTGAAACCTGAAAAATTAACTCAGGCGCTTAACGTAATCCTTAATGATTTACAAACAAAGCTAACAAAAGAAAGCTATGCCGCAGTATGAGGGTTATAACGTTACCGCTTCGGAGCGTGAGGGCAAAAAGTACAAAGCCGTAGATAATGAAGGTAACGAGATTCATTTTGGCGCTTCGGGGTATCGGATTAAGCCCGGCACGGATGCGGGTAATTCTTACTGCGCACGTAGTGCTGGCATCCCTTCTCCGAAAGGCTCG